AGATTTAGCGCACTTGAAGACAAAGTAGATGGTGTGATTAATCCCGCGCCCCCAAGACCGGCAAGGGATAGTTATGAAACAGAAGAAGATTACGAGGACGCTCTGTACGATTGGAGAACGCCCGAAGTCAAGACTGAAACTAAGCCTGATCCTACGCCAGTAACCGAAAGGAAAGATATTCTCTCTCCTGAAGTACGCAAAAACTGGAATGAACAGATGGATATTGCTTCTGATAAGTACGATGACTTCGAGGAAAAATTGTTTTCCATACCGCACGACACAATGACTGAATCAATGACGCTTGCAATCACTGAATCAGAAACAGGTGCAGAAGTGGCCTATTTTCTTGCTAACACCCCCAAAGAGGCGGAGCGCATATCTAAATTAAGCGTTACATCTCAAGTAAGGGAAATCGACAAACTCACAAATAAATTTACTTCAACAACTTCAAATGCGCCAAAACCTATTGTGCCTACGAAGAGTGGTGAATCAGGAGTTAAAGACGTTTCTAAAATGTCCCCTACTGAATACAGCGCCCATCGCAGGAAAGAAAGGAGGGCGCGAGGATTATAAATTATGGCAACTGCATCAAATAGTCCATTAACACCGGGCATTATCACGAAGGAGTCTCTAGAGATTCTTCACAACAACTTGGTTTTCTGTCGAACAGTAAACCGTCAGTAAACAAATCTGCTGACATTAAACTCCGTTAATTGCTGGAAACCCCTAAAGGTTATTGAGCTACAACGTAATCTGAAAAGATAAGCGTGATATGCTTGAAAATCAATAACTTGGGCAATCAGCAGCCAAGTATCTAAATCATGTTAATCATGGTATGATAAAGGTTCAACGACTATCCCGAAAGGGAGTACATTCAAGTGAATGGAAAAGCGGAGCAAATGTATGAAATCATTAAAAGAGCGATTTTTTGAGAAAGTAAATAAAACAGATACTTGCCACGAATGGACAAGCCATATTCAGCCAAACGGTTATGGTCAGTTTAGTAAGGATGGTAAAGCTCAATATGCACATAGAGTAGCGTATGAATTGCATAACGGAGAGATTAGTGATGATCTTCATGTTCTGCATAAATGCGATAATCGAAAGTGTGTAAATCCAGAGCATCTGTTTCTTGGTACATTTAATGACAATATGACCGATATGGTCATAAAGAAACGTCAGGCACATGGCATAAATAATGGTCATGCAAAGCTAACAGATAACCAAGTTCGTGAAATCAGAAATTTAAGTGGCACTCAAGAAGAAATAGCCACTATATTCGGCGTCACGCGCTCTTTAATAAGTATGATTAAATCCAGAAGAATCTGGAAATACGTTTGAAGATATAGTCTGCTCTTGCGGGAAACCGTAAGCTGCCGAAAGGCGGGAATAGAATTAACGCTCTATTCCGAACATAAGGATGACAACTCAAATACAATGGGCGGTCAGAAAAACTCAGGCGCGATTCGTATTCGCCTGCCTAACAAGTACGTCACTAATGATGGTGCTGCGCTTGCAACTGGTGATACGATTGATACTATTGAAAAATCAGTAACAATCACAGTAGGTAATCAGGTTCATGTCGACACTTCTTTCTTCACTGAAGAATTGACTAATGATATTGATACCTTCCGTGAGCGTATCTTGGAGCCGGGTATTTCTGTACTAGCTTCAACAATCGACTATCGCTTCCTTGCGAGTTCACTGGACGTATCCAATTCTGTTGGTACACCGGGTACTACTCCTGCAACCGCTGGCGCTTTGTTAGATTCTAACAAGTACCTGAACTACTTTGCTGTACCACAGGCAAATCGGTACTGTTTGTTAAATCCTGATGCTAACGCATCAATGATTGACGGACTGAAAGGTTTGTTCCACAGTGGTTCAAATGTGGAAGATCAGTACAAGTCAGGTCTTATGTCTAACAACACGCTAGGCTTTAAAGAAGTTAATATGAGCCAGAACGTGCGCACCTTAACCACTGGTACTCGTCTTGTAAGTGATACCTTCCTCGTAGATGGTGATACGGTTACCGAGGGCGGTCAAACGATTAATGTTGATGGCGTAAACGGTACTGAAACACTGACAGCGGGTGAAGTATTCACTATTGCTGGTTGTTTTTCAGTTAATCCTGAAACCAAGCAGTCTACAGGTCAGTTAATGCAGTTCACAGTTACAGCGGCTAACACAGCGGCAGGTAATCAGTGGACTATCGCATTTGCTCCTGCGGCTTACTCTGCGGCTTCTGAAGGCTTGCAGAATCTATCCGGGGCAACTATGGCCGCTGCAATCGTTGATGGTAACGAAGTAACGTTCTTGGGTGCCGCTTCAACTGCATATCCTCAGAACATTGCTTATCACAAAGATACTTTTGTTATGGCAACGACTGATCTGGAAATGCCAGAAGGTGTCCACTTCTCCGCAAGGGAAGTAATGGACGGTATTTCAATGCGCTTGGTTCGTCAGTATCGTATTGCATCTGATGACATTCCGTGTAGAATCGACGTCCTTTGGGGTGGTGTAACTGCTCGACCTGAGACAGGATGCCGCATATGGGGGTGATAAGTAATTGAAATAAAAGGAATTATCTCCCATGATTGATATGAAAGCCGTACTTGGCTTCCGCCTCTTTTCTGGATTTAATGGCGTCGTTGATGTCATGATAGAGTCCGAGAAAAAGCGTTTTGCCTTGTACGGTAATCTTTGCCTGCCAAGCTTTATTGGTTTTATGCCAATTAACGCCAATGCAGCCAGAGGTATTGTCAATCGGACGTTTACGATTCCTTTGATTTTCGAGAGGCTTTACATCTCTAAGATTATTAAACCGATTATCCGATTTATTACCATTGATATGATCAATTTCATTTTCAGGCCAATTACCTGTTACATAAAGCCATACTAACCTATGGGCGAAGTAGATTTTTCTATTAATCTTAATAAGTCGGTAAGCATTAAGTCCTTTTCTAACACATCCGGCAATTTTACCTTTGTTTCGCTTGTTTCTGGAATTTATTTTCCAGATAAAATCACCAGTATTGTGATCATAGTGAAGCAAAGACTTTAGTTGTTTTTGTGTAAAATCAGTATTAAGCATTTATTGACTCCCTTTAAGTCATTAATGTTAGGGTCGGCTGTTAGCGCAGCCGCTCCCGCTACTGTATGTTGAAATGGGGCGAATGTCAATTTATAGGAGAAATATATGAGTGACTTATTAACCTCGAACATAACGAAGATGGGCGTGGCTGTAGTGACGGTTGACCTTGGGTCTGTAGCAACGATTACTACTGAAGAGGAAACCTTTACTTGTGCTGGAGTGCTTCCGGGTGATTTTATTGCCGTTAGCAAACCTTCGCTTGAAGCAGGAATTATGCTTGGTTCTGCAAGGGTAACGGCTGCGGATACAATCGCTGTTCAAGTAGTTAATCCTACTGTTGGCGCAGTTGATGCGGCAAGTGAGGCAGGGTTTCTTGTGTTTTGGGCTAGACCTGACCGTACTGCTGTCAACGCAATTACTTAGGAGACTATATGTTAAAACCTCTTTCTGACCGTATTCTCGTTAAACCTTTTGAAAATTCAGACACCTCTAATGGTGGAATATTTGTGGGGCAGGCAACTACTACGTTTACGCCTGAACCCGGAAAAGTAAAACAGACTACGGTTGGGGAGGTATTAGCAGTAGGCGTTGGTAAGTACGACAGGAAAGGTAATCGTAGACCGCCTGACGTACCTATCGGTTCAGTCGTAACATTTAGTGACACCTGCGGAAGAACGGTTGAGCATGAAGGTGAAGAATTAATGTTTATTCGTGAGGCTGACGTTGTTGGTTTTATGGATAAACCCACTACTGTAGAATTAGTTTATGATAGCTAATACAATAATTAAGTCTGTTTTTCGAAAAGCTTTCATTAAAGACGGAAGCTTTACCCCTTCAGTACAGCAGTACGCTGATGGACTAGAAAGACTTAACGACATGATAAATACATGGTCGGCTAATAACAACCTAGTCTATGAAGACACGATGGAGGAGCTGACGATTCCGGCTGCAACACAGTCCATCACTATAGGTTCAACGGGTACGCTTGCGGTTGCAAGACCTTTAGAGATTAGAGTAGCTACATTAAAAACAGGTAGTACTGAATACAGTTTAAAGCTGATAGATGAAAAGCAGTATAATTCCTTTTCTAATAAGTCATCAATAGGCTTACCTTCAAGGCTTTACTACAGAAATACATGGCCTAACGGCACTTTATATTTTGAATATACAACCGACATTCAATACACGCTTACTTTAACGTCATTAAAGCAATTAGCCGAGTTTTCAGACGGTACGACCGACAATCCATTACCCGATCATTACGAGAAAGCCTTTAAAGATAATTTGCTTATAGAAATGGCTGATGAGCTTGGTATAGGGAATAGAGTTACACCACTTATGATTAAACTAGCTGAGGACTCTAAAACCGCAATCATCGGTCAGGCGTTAGATTTAGTACCATCACAAACAGAATTAAGAAGCTCTTATAATTATAATATCGAAGGCGACACGTATTAATGGATGTCTCACTCGCGGTTAATCTCGATATTCAAGCGTTTAGTGGATCACAGATAACCGACTATAATTCCGGCCTGACAAATTGCACCCTTTTAGAAAAAGGAGTAATTACAAGAAACGGAAAGTCTTACCCAAGACTAATAGTAACTCAAAGAGCTTCTATAGACGTACTAGAGGATTCAGACCTAATCGCCGCCCTAAACGACAGGGCGCGTGGAATATATTATTGGGAGAAAAACGCAAAAAGATATATTATCCACGATAATGATGTATACGAAACAACCCAAGACTCTACACGAATAGCTGAGAACTCCGGTACATTCTCAACAGGAAGTGAGCGTTGTACGATAGTAGAGTCTACAGGCACGACAGACTATCTAATAATTTTAGACGCAGAAAATAATAAAGGTTGGGTAATGGATTCATCCAAGACTTTAGATCAGATAGTTTCTAATTTCCCATCTACGTTAGCTCATGGTGGACTTACGTTAGACGGTTATACTCTGGTCATGGATGAAGATGGGGTTATTTACAACTCCACCCTAAACGATCCAACAACCTTTCCTGCAACGGGATTTATAACGGCCGAAAGAGAAAGAGATAAAGGTGTTTATCTTGGTAGACACCATGACAACGCTGTAGCTGGTGGTACGAGGACTACAGAGTTTCTTTACGATGCAGGAAACTCAACAGGGAGTCCTTTAAGCCGAAGGGCAGATATTTCTTATAATATAGGATGGGCTGATGGATTAGCGGTATGGGAAGACGGAGATGTAATTTATTTTCTAGGTTCAAATCCTTCCGGTCAATTAGCAGTTTACCGTTTAGAGAATTTCGGGATTAAAGAAGTTGAGAACGACACATTAGCATCTTACCTTACCCAAGGTATTACTCAGGACGATCTAAGGGTTGTCTTTAGTGGCCTTTCTTCTTCAAGTCACAGAACATTATTGATTACAATTTACGTCCTGTCTGGGGCATCACCGGGTACGATTTCACCAAAGATGACTATTTCTTATGACGAAGAAGCAGATCAATGGGGATTCTGGACAACTAATATAAACAATCATACTCTTTTCCCGCTAATGGCATGGACGAAAAGAACGGGTGGTCAAAATGCTACCGCGAGAGCGAGAACAGGTGAAGGGATTTTACATAACGGGGATATTGTAGCAATTAACGATAAGTTAGTACCTGAAGACACCTTGCTTTCTACTGGAATTTACGTGGATGGAATTTACGAAGATGACATCTTTGCTGAAACAGAATCAGCCACTTCAAACATTCCTCTAATAGTAAGGACTGGCCTTCAAGATGGTGGTACGAGTGCTTATAAATTCCAAAGCAAGGAAACCGTCACAGCTAAACCCACAAATAACACCCAGACACTAACAATCAAACATTCGGATGAAGGTAATAATAGCTTCGATTCAGGTAATACTGTAGATATGTCAGATGATAGAAAAGAAGCATTCCAAGGTGGAAGATTTATGCGAAGGAACTATCAACTAGAATATTCCGGTGACGAACAAGCATATCTTGAAAACCTTGACGTTGAAGTAAGCGCAGGCCAGTGATTGAGCCTCCACCCTCACTTGTTGATCTAGTCAAAGGAGATAAGGGTAGTGATGCTATCTGGAAGAAATGGCTTAATAATTTTCGTAATTGGGCGTTAGAGAATATGAGTACAGACTGGTTAATTGAGGTAAATAAAGGAAATATAGATGGTCATGAATTAGTCCATAAATTTGGATGGAGAGGAAATGTAAGCACGAATCACCATCATTTATGGAATGACCCAACGGCTAATACAAGCATGACATTTCCTACGGTTGCGGAGACCTACGATGTAGTTACTACCGGAAACGACACCTCTGCCGGAGCAGGCGCAAGAAAAGTAGTAATTGAATATCTGGATTCAAGTTTTGAATTTCAAACAGGCGAAGTCATTACTAACGCCGGAACCCAAGCATCTACGTTTAGCGGGATAAGACTGATTAGAGCGTATGTTACTGATTGCGGTACTTATGGCGGGACTAACGAAAATTTAATTACTTTTACAGGTACGGACTCCGGTAATGATTATGCCTTCATAGAAGGGACAGAGGGACAGACTCAACATACTCAATACTGTATCCCTGCCGGGAAAACGGGGTATATCCTAAGAGTATCAATGACGACTGAAGCCAATAAAGGTGTCAATATAAAATTACATCAAAGGCAAGATGCTGATGATGTCTCAACTCCATTTACCGGGCAGAGATTGCTTCATCAATGGGATGGTGTTGAAGTCCCGCTTAGTGAAGAGTTTAAAGCAAATCATGGATTACCAGAAAAAACAGATATATGGGTTGGGTGTGACATGGTAAGCGGTAGCGGGATAGTTCAATTTGATTATGATATATTATTGGTGGACAACTAATGGCTAGTGTAATTACATCGGTAGGTAAGGGTTCGTTAATAACCCAAGCAGAGCATGACTCTAACTTAG